CTTTTCCTTAAACCTATACATGAAAAGATATTTAAGAAATTAAATAATCTACCATGTGATAGGACTTTTACACAGGATCCGACAAATAAATGAAAGGATGATGGAAATATGTTTTGATCTATAGACCTGTCATCAGCTACAGATAGATTTCCGATTTCACTCCAAAGGCGTCTTCTTGAGATAGCGATATCTAAAGAAGTAGCTGATGGATGAAATCATATTCTATCTACAAGAAAGTTTGAGACTCCAGAAGGTAACCTTATTTCTTACGAAGTAGGTCAACCTATGGGTTCTTATTCTTCTTGAGCTGCCTTTACACTTACACATCATTTAGTTGTGCACTGGTGTGCAAAACTAAATGGTATAAATAATTTTTCAGATTATATATTACTTGGTGATGATATCGTCATAAAAAACGATAAAGTTGCCAAGACTTATATGAAATGAATGAATTATTTAGGTGTTGAATTATCTGAAAGTAAAACACATGTATCTAAAGATACATATGAATTTGCAAAAAGATGATTCAGTAAAGGGAAAGAAATTACTGGATTGCCTATGAGAGGAATTGTTGATAATATCAATAATCCTTTTATAGTAATGGTAAATCTCTATGACTTTTATAAAGTTAAAGGGAATTACATTAGTTCTTGTAAGAACCTTCCATGTATTCTTTCTTCTCTTTACAGAGGACTAAGTTTCAAATTATCAAAGAGATTTGATAATAGGAAATTTAGAATGAAGATCTATACTTTCCATAAATCACTTGACTATTCATTTGGTTATTCAACATATGATTCTCTTAGAGAATTACTATGTTTGAATATACAAAATGAACAGTTTATGATTCCAAACGACCAATTAATTCGTACTACGTACGATGAGGTTATCGGTTTGGGTATGGGAAGCTCCGTTCAAGATAGTTTATTTGCTTTACAAGATTTGGCTCAAAAAGTTATAAATGGTAAAACCATTTATAATCTTGATGACCCAAACGAGTTGAACAAATATCCTATCTTTACAGGTATAGTTAACTATATTAATAATTATATTGATAATGTCGGTAAATGAGAAATAAACTCTCTCAATTACAGAGACAAATCAAAAGAATTATTAATGTTAAATGTTGACCATGTATTAGGAAAAGAAAGGAATAAAACGCTTTCTCT